GTGCCGCCCTGCACAATGCCATCGGCTATCGGCCGGGTGCCCTCGGGCATTTCCGGCATGGGGCCGGTCCCGGAAAGTTCGTAGTCGATTTCGTACGCATCTTCGCTCGTCATCTCGTTCAGGTAATGCGTGTACTGCGGGACACGCTGCTTTAAGTCGAAGAACTGAACGAAGATGTGGCGAAGTCCCGGAGCCAATAGCGGTGGGAAGTTCGCTCGCGACATCTGTGTGTTGAACGGCATCTATTGAACTCCTTTTGCTTGTACTTCTCGCGTCAGTTACGCGAAGATCTGCACAACCGCGTTCAGGAATATGAACATCAAATGCCCGCCGACTGTTCCAATGGGTTCTAACGGAGAAATGTCTACCACCTGAACGGCTGCGTTAGCTCCGGTCTTGTTAGTATCCACATACCAGAAAGCGTTTCCCGTATCCTTTGTGAGTCCCCACTGTTGGGCACGGTCCGTCAGGGCTGTAGCGACTGGCGTGACCGTTGCGCTCGTCCCCTTCTTGGCTATGAACACCGTGCCAGGGGCCGCAGTCCAGAACCTTAAACGGCCGTCTGACATGGGAACCATGGGAGGAGTAATTACAGCGGAAGGTTGATTAGGATTGGCTCCATAGTTTCCGACGACCGAACCGGGGCCGAGGATGGGAGAGAATCCTGATGGCGCTCCGGAACCCGTTGAGGCCAAGTTGTTAAAAGAGAGCTCTGCCAAAATCCCGGCAATTCCTGGCGGGCTGGTTAATGTAGTTCCATCCCAGTTTTGCAACCCTCCGTCGGCAGCCTTGATCTGTACTGGAGTTCCTCCGGGGATAGCTGTAGAAACGCCAGCTTCTTCCGGTGCGGCCGCAACGGGAAAACTTACAGCACCGCCAAGGTTTTGAACTGGATAAATGGCATCGGCAAAATTCGCCACGGTGATTCTCCTTTAATCCATCTGTTCTACCACGATATACAAATCAAATATCCACTAACTCGGAACAGGCCTGCTACGGTAGGAGTAAAAACAACCTCGTTCGCCAGAGACCCGGTTTGAGCCAGGAATGTCTTGCTAGCAACTATGCGGGGGACCTCTGGCATTACCTTTTGCCTCTTTCGGCCCTTATTTGGGCCATGGTCTTTTCGCCGTGGACTACTTCCTTGGGGACCCGGCTGGCGTTACCACGTACCTGCCCTTGGGACAGGTCTTCGGTGGCATCACTCTCGACGGCTGCGCCCTTCATCCCGGCCGAGGCACGCACATCGTTGATGTTGAAGTCCCCGCTATTGTCCATTACCTGCGTCCGTACGCCGGGCATCGTATTGGCTACGCCCATCACTGTGCCGTCGTCACCCATCACTTTTCCGCTGGCGTTGGTCATCATGATGGCATTCAGCAGTTGGGCCTTGCGGATCTGCAGCCAGCGTAGCTTCTTCACCTTCATCAAGCGACGGTCGCCGTTGCGTATCTCACTGCTGAAACCCGTCTTATCATCCTTGCCTTGGACGGTGCTGGTTACGGCCATCTCTACGTCGTTGGTGGTGGCGTAGTCGAAGCCAACCTCACGTAGCTGCTCTACGCGGTCATGGTTAGGGTTCAGCCCGCACTTGTCAAAGGCCCAAAAAAATTCCACTTCCGTGTTGATCCTGCGCTTGATCTGTCCGGCTTTGGGAACGTGCAACGGCCGGGCTTGGATTGAGGGGTTGAAGAGCGCATCGGTCTCTTCGTTTTGACCTGGGCGATAACCTGGGTTGGACTCCAGAAAGTTTTGCACGAATCTCTTGGGGATTATCGGATCTATGGCCATTAGACCACTCCAGACTTAACGCTCTTGGCGAAGTCTTCCGCCGAGATGCCCAACTTGGCCAGTTGCTGCCGGCCGGTCAGCGTCTTGCCGGAGCGCGGGTCGGACCACGTCATATCCGGGGCCAAAAAGTCATGCTGGTCGGCTTCACCGGCTCCGCCCTGGTCTTCAAGGAAGAACGTTTTGGTGCCTTCGTTGTAGCGAAGTCCGCCGTTCATCGCGGCCTTGCCGATGATCATGCTGATCACGTTGCGGCAATACACGGCGTAGTCGGCCATGCCCTTGCGCTCGACGGCTGTGTTGGCGAAGATCTCTTTGACCTGCGGGATGAACTCGGGGAACTTATCCTTGATCTCGTCGAGGACTTCCTTCTCGGTGACGCGAGCGTTAGTCAGGATGGTGGCCGCGAGCAGTTTACCGTTCTCAATGCGACGGGCCTTCTCGCGCTTCTCTTCCTCGGTGGCCCCGGCATCTTCATCGCCTCCGCCCCCGCCGTCTCCAGTTTCCGTTGCGGCCCGTTCAAGCGTTTCCCAGCGCTTGTCCCAGCTGTCTACCTTTTCGGACAGTGGCTTCATCTTGGCTTCAACGGCCAAGCCAATTTTCGATAGGAACTCCTGCTCTTCCTTTTCCTCGCGAACCTTGCGCTGTTCTTCGGTTTCGCCCTCGGGGGGTTTCTTACTCCAGAAGTTGATGGCCATGCTGCTAAATTTATACCCAGGCAGCACGCCGGTTTAGTATAAAGTTTTTAACTACTACTTCGGGGGATCTGGCAACTGCAACCCGCAGCACCGCACCAGCAGATGTAGCACGTCTACGCGGCAGCCGTTCTTAGCCTCTTGCTCAATGATGTTGTAGATGGTCACCCGGTTTATCCCGCTCAACCGCTCTAGCTCCGGAACGTTTACCCGCGCCGTCGCCAGCCCGCAATTCACCCAACCGGCAGCCCACTGTTGTGACAACACGGACACTTATGCCCTGCCTATTAACCGGTATCGTAGGCTCCCCAGCATGACTTCGAAGAGGAAGCCTACGCTTTTGGTGAAGTGCAACCCAAGGGAGAATGAACGGATATTCGAATCACTTTGTCGGGCCCAACTCTGTATAATTTTCATTTGTGCTGCTCCTTCCACTCTCGCAACTCTTCCTCAAACTCCATCACCCATTCCCACCCGGCCAGTCGTCCTCGCTCGAAGTTCTGTTCGCTGGCCTTTACGGCCGTCAGCGGCACTTCGTGCGCAATCTTATACTGGTACCGTTGATGTAGTTCCCGCAGGTCCGCCACCACCAGCTTCCAGCCGGGATGATTGACCAGCGATTGACAAGCCTCCACGTTGGCGAACGCGCTGGGCCAACGCTGCGAGTCCGCCGAGTCCGCCGCCGCCTGCCGCTGCCGCGCCATCGCCGCCTCCGGGTTGCTGCTCTGCTGTCATTTCCTGTGGGAAGTCGATCTCAGGGACGTACTCTTGCGGCTGATCGGATAGCTGAAAGTCCCGTACAACTTGCTGTGCCATGCGCGTGCGGCTCTTGATTACCGCTATCATCCACTTTTTGTAGAACGGCGGAGTCTGCGCATTCATCACGGCCTGAATCATTGTGGAGGCTTCCTTCACCCACATGGCTATGGCCTGATTCAGTAGCAGTTCGTTCTGCTTGGTCACTTCACGGTTGGCGCTAGCCGTAGCAGCTCGGATGGGTATTCGTACCCGTCGCTCCAAGTAGTCTTGGAGTGCTTCGCTGAAAAGCTGGTCGTCGATACCGAATAGGCTTCCCTTTCGTCCCAGTCCCATTGCTCCATACATCCCAGTAAGCAATCCGAACAACTTAACATGACCGTGCCTAAAATCTGACGTCCGATGAGAGACTCGTGAATTAGAATCTTGTAGTACGGCGAATGTACCCATACTTCCAAAACTACGACCCTTTTTGTCAGTTGGCCCTCCTGCTCCTTGCCCGGCTACGGCCGGGCCAACGCCGAAACGGTCACGCATCTGCTGTATCATCATCACTTCGTTCTGCTGGCTGACGGCGTGCATCGCCGGGTTGCCTACTTCAAAGTGTTCATACTCGCCCTCGGCGAAGGGTAAGCTGGCCCCCGGATAAATCTTGAAGTTCCGGTCGATGTTCTTGTTCAACGGGCTGAGCCGATTCACGCCCAGCATGCCCCAGGTAGTAGCGTCAATACGCTGGTTCTTGGTCGTACTGATCTCTTCCTGTCCGTGCTCGCCCATGTCGGCATAGCCACGGCCGTTCATCCCCTTCTCGCCGGAACTGAGCCGCGTCCTTACAACCGGCAGCTGGTTCTCGGGGATGAAGTTGAACACGCAGTTCATCAGTTCTTTCGTCTCGTAGTGGAACCAGGCTATCAACCGGAACTTCTTGCGGTTATGGTACCAATAGAAGTAGCACTCCTCAATGTCCCACTCGGCCAGTACGTGCGGATCCTCCGTGGCCACTACGCCCCGCTGCTTCTGCATCTTTTTTGTGTTCTCGTCCGGGCCGTAGCGGTCCGGCTTACTCAGGATCTTGGCTACGGTGCCTTTTTTGTACGTCCCCTTGAACTCCCGCTCCTGTAGCTTGCGCTTGGTCAGGGTGACGCGGCGCGAGAAGAAGTCACTGTCTTCGGGGCAATCACACGTCGGATCGTACAGGCAGTCCTCATCACGGAGATTCAGTACCTTCGGCCCTTCGTACAGGGTGCCGTCCTCGAACTTAGTCTTTCCGCCCTTGCTCTTGTCTATCTGTTCGTAGCCGACGTAGATGGCTTCGATGCGCTGCTCCGGTACTACGCACATCCAGGCCGTACCGATTACGGCGCTGGTGCTGAACCAGATGTTCTCCTTTGCGTATAGGTCCAACTCGTCCGGCTCGTAGGCGAAGTAATCCATCGCCTCTTCCATGAGTTTGGCCTTTTTGGCGTTCCGCGCCGTCTCTTCCGGACTCTTGTTCGCCATCATGTACTTATAGATGATGATGGGGGCGGTGGCCCAGATGATCTGCATCACGCGTGCGGCCATGTCATCGCACGCCTCGCCTATAATCTGGTGTACTAGATTGGAGCAGTTCTCGAACGGCCAGCTTTTCTTTTCATCTCGCGGACGGCCCTCGGCCAGCCTGCGCCACTCGGGAACTTTCTTCTTGTGTCGGTTCTCCAGCTGTTTGCGGCGCACCTCAATCTGCCGGTATAGCCACTCTTTTATCGCCTCGTTCACGTCTTCCGGGAAAGTGGTCTCCCGCATTTCGAATTGACGCTTGCTCCGGTAGGAGAGCCGGGGCGTTGTGCCTTCCGCTATTCTGGGCAGCGTTGCCACGTTCAGCCTCCGTTACGCCGATGCCGTTTTCTCTTGGTTCGAAGGCTTGTTTGCCATGGCCTTCTTCGCGAAGAAGCAAGCCTCCTCTAGCTTGGTCTTCACAATGGACCACTCGCGGCTGGGCGGGTCACCGCACAGCTTCTCCAACGTCAGTAGCAATTGCTCGAACTTATCTGCAATTGCCATTGCGTTCGCCATCCCCCAGTCGTTCAGCTTATGCACCTTGAACAGTTCATCCATCGCCATCTCCTTTTCACTTCAGCACCTTCCCGATCAACCAGCAACCTACCGACCACCCTATTCCCAGGAAGAACGCTACTACCAGTTCCCTCCAAACGTTGCCCCAGCTAACGTCCGGCATTTCAGTTTTCCTTACTCATCGTCGCGCTCGTCTTGGTTCATGGTTAGTTATGGGTCACGATGAAATCGTAGGATGCGTAAGTAGCTGCCGCAGCCGTTACCGCCACGATTGTCACCGTAAAAGTAGTGTTGGACTTCGTCACCGTCTGGACCACTGGGACGTTGGTTGGTGAAAGGCCTGTTACCGCGACTCTGTAGTTGGTGTCTGCATATCCTACTGGCAGCGTAATCGCGGCCGTTGTGCAAGCTGCTCCGGCTGTTGCCGCCGTCGTGCAAGTCGTTGTGCTATTGAACGATTGCAACCCAATGCGGTTTGCTACCCCAGTCGGACTCAGTTCCAAAACGGTAGCATCACCAATGTGAGTAAAGTCCAAGTCCTTGCTTGAGCCAATGCCCTGAATTTGCCAATCTGTTCCAGTGGAACTTGATGTCTTCGTGCGCAGGTTGATAACACCGGAGTTTTGCGTCTCGCTTACTCCGCTCGATCCTAATGAATCGATGAATACTGCTGTACTGCTCGGGTTGGTGCAGCCGAGTGCGTCTCCCAATGTCCCGCAGCCTATTGCGACACCCGTTCCTCCAGCACTGACTCGGACGCCGTAGGTAGGAGACAAAGTGTTCGAAGGAAACACTTCAAATCCCACATCGCTGATTCCGCCAGCCTGTACTCCATAACGCCATCCCTTGCCAGAAGACGAAGAGGAGTTTATGTTTAGTCCAGCACTGAGGTTGTTGGCCCCAGCACTGTTGGCAGTCATTCCAAAAATGCAATTGCCAATGCTTCCCTGGCAAACCGGAAAGGCATCCGTTCCTGAACTGTTGTTGATGTCGTACTCAGTCCCAACTGCTGAGCGAGATAATCCGCTTGCTGCCAGTTGATTCGGCAAAGATTGCGCATTGACGATTATATTGGCGCCACGCAGGTTCACGGTGTTGGGCGTTGACCCCTTATCCTGAACGTTGATTCCCAATCCGCTCCAGAAGTTGGCCCCAAGGCTGGGAGATGCTGTATCCGATGCCGCGCCAAATAAACCGATTTCGAGACCTATCAGTGCAGATGTGGTTGTCGTGGTGCTGTTGGTGTTGGTACCGATAATCACCGCAATGGGTTCATCACAAGCCGAAAGCCAAGCTCCCGTTCCGCTGCCTGGACATTGCGTTGCGCCGAATGCTGTCGTGGAAGTCCTGCCAAGGTACATCTGGGCATTCTGATAGGTATTGGCTGTCGTGATGTTCACATTACGATCAGAAAACAGGTCAAGCGGTGCAACGATTCCACCGGAGAATGGCGGAGTCGGCTGCGTTGAGCCCCCAATTGTTACTGGCGTTGTTGCACCAGAGAACGTAACTGCGCCACTCAATGTTGTAGGGCCGGTGAAACTCCCATTCAATGCACCGCCCGCATTGAGGTTAGCTGCCGCGCTGAACGTATTCGCTCCCGTGAAGGTGTTGTTCGCGGCCAGGCTTGCCCCTATCACGTTCGTCCCGCACTGCGTGAAGTAACTGATCTGCGGCGAGTTCCCGCCGGACTGCGCCACCTGTATCAGCATCTTGTCGCCGCTCGGGCATTGAAAACTGAATTGCCCCACGGCGTTGGTCGTCACCTGCCCGAAGCTGCCCGGCGGTATGGTGATCGGGTTACCGCTCAAATCCTGCAACGGCTCCAGCGGGCTGCAAGGTGATCCCGATGCTCCCGCCGTGCATGCCCGCACCGGGGCGTTCGGCAGGAACCCGGCCGGGCTGCTGCCGAACAATGGCGGTGCTCCGCTTATCACCACTGGTATCATCACGCGGTCGCTGAAAAGCACATAGGTTTGCGCGGAGGCTGCGGCCGGTAGGAGGAACAGAAACACTGCAAGGATTTTAAGCGTTAAAATCTTTTTCATCCGCCTTGTCCTCCAATTTGGCCAATTCTTCTAGGGCTTTGCTACCGTCACCATAACGACTCGACACTTCGATACCCATGGACTCTAACATCTTTGCGAGTTCGATAGCGGCATCCAAGTCGCCCGAGTGTTTCTTTGCTTTATCCATCAGTACCCTCTCCATTTGCGCCCAACTATACTACTGTTCGTCAGTATCCGCCTATGCCAACTTGACGGTTGGCGAAGTTGTCGTGCTGCTCCAGGGCCCAGTCCAACGTCTCCTTGGTCCGGAAGCCGGTCAGCGTTTGCGGAATGTACCCGAACGTGTCTAGCACATCGATCGTTGGGCTGGCCGGGTAGCTCTCGTACTCGCTGATGAACTCCACCATCGATCGGTGTAACCATACCTGCTGGTTCTTGAACAGCGGTTCTCCCGCTTCGATGCGGTTCTTCTTGGCGTTCTCGCTGTTGTCATACGGCAACTCGTTCACGTAGATGGGTCGCTTCTCCCGCCGGTTCCGCTCGTCGATGTGGAACTTCATCAGGTTCTGTGCCGCAACAGTCTCCAGCCACATGTCAGACATATTCCAGCGATGTCCGATCTCGTACATCTTCTCGACCAGCACGCTATAGCCTTCCTTCCGGGCGTAGATCTCCAGCAGATAGATGCGGTCCGTCTCCGGGTTCCACCCCACAACCAGTATCACGTGGTTGCAGCGCTTGCGCTTCTTCTCGTGCGCCAGGTCTACGATCATCCGCCGGTGGAGCACTCCGGCGGGAACGTCTTCGATTGCGTTTCCGTTCTCCGTTTCGTGCTCAAGAAGCAAATGGTTGCGAGGGTCATCCAGGTTAAGGGCGGGTTGGGACTGCTTGAATCTGTAATAGCGTAGCCACTCGGTACGGAAAATGCATTCTTCGGGCAGTATACTCTGGTTAAGGAAAAAGTGAGCGTAATCATAATTGCTCCCTGTCTCCGTTTGTAGCGTCCGCCGTATGTGCGCCAGCTTTTCCATGGTGAACTCCTCGGGGAAGATGGGTCGTCCCGCTGCGTGCAGCTTGCAGCACCCACCCTCCGCCGAATGAGTTTCCACGTGGAACTCGGTATGTCGCTTCTTGATCTTGCTGTTCAGATCGTCATGCCCCCAGCGGTTCCCGATCACCAGTTGCCGCCCTAGGCCGCTGCCCGTATAGCTGGCGCTGTCGAACCGCGTCGTGGTCTGCTTCCACCAGCGGTACGTATCTTCCATGATCTCGCCGGTTCCCGTAAGCATGTTCTTCTGCGCTTCTCGCCCTACGGAGTCGTCGTTAATGACTGAATCTGCGCTAACACCCTGAAGAGCTCCACCCACTCCCCGATACTCATAGGTCCCATTTGTAGCGTCAATGTTCCCACTCCCCTTAACGCGTCGCTGGTATTTATGGTGATCGTTCCATGTATCGCTGTTCCGTGGGAGGATGTCACTGAACACGAATCTAAACAGATCGTTGTTTTGATAGTGTTCATC